ACTAATGTATTTAAACGCTAATATACCAGTTATAGAGTGTTATGTAAGAGGTAATTATCTAAGAGATCAAAAAGATTCTCATGATAAATATTTTGAGTGTGTAATATTTGGATTTACTTCTATACCTAAACAAGTTCCTTTATTTCATTACATGATGACAGATGGTGGTATCTGGTGGAGAGCACCTATATCTGCATTTTGTAAAAAACCTGGAGTAAAAGAGTTACCATTAAACGAATTAATGTTATGGGACTCATTTAGTTATAACGTAAGTGTAACTAGATTTTATCAGCTACAAGGTTGTAAAATGATATACACTTCTAGAAGAAGAAAACAAAGAGAAGGTACATATTTATTTACAATTGATTGGTGTGCAGGTGATTATAATGAATTAGACTTTGGATATGCTGAAAAACCAGATCAACATAAATGTGGTCATGTAATAGAATTAGATGATGGTAACTATGCAATCCAACCCAACAATAGACTAAGGATATTTGATCCTTCTATGGCTGCTGATCCTAGCAAACCTCTTATCCATAGATTAGTTAATACTAGAATATGGTCTGTCGAAGATACTTCTAAGTGGATTACTGATGAAGATCAAGAAGGAAGTTACGACTATGAATACAAGGAGATGAAAGATGGCGAAGAAAAAAAGCACAGTAAATAAAGCAGGCAACTATACAAAACCTGGTATGAGAAAGCGATTATTTAATTCTATAATGGCTGGATCAAAGGGTGGAAAGCCTGGACAATGGTCAGCAAGAAAAGCCCAGATGCTAGCGAAAAGATACAAGGCAGCTGGTGGTGGCTACAAGTAATGATAACTTTTATAAAAAAAATTTTAGGTATACATAACTTAGAATATAAAATTAGATTACTTGAAAGAAAAAACTATTGGAGGGATAAATATAGAACATGGTTAAGAAAATAAAAAAAGTTGCTAAAGCGTTAAAGAAAGCATCTGCTTTACATAAAAAACAAAGTAAAGTTATTGAGAAACATATTGAGGAGATGAAACGTGGCAGATCCAAAAAAAGGTACAGGTAAAAAACCCAAAGGATCTGGTCGTAGATTGTATACTGATGAGAATCCAAAGGATACAGTACCAATAAAATTTGCAACACCCTCTGACGCAAGAGCAACAGTTGCAAAAGTAAAAAGAATAAGTAAACCCTTCGCAAGAAAAATACAGATACTAACCGTTGGTGAGCAACGTGCAAAAGTTATGGGTAAATCAAAGGTTGCATCTATATTTAAAAAAGGTAAAGAAAGTATAAGAAAAGGGAGAAAAAAATAATGGCACTTGCAAAAAGTCAAAGGAGTCTAAAAGCATGGAGCAAACAGAAATGGAGAACGAAATCGGGCAAAAAATCGTCAGTTACGGGAGAACGATATTTGCCAGAGAAAGCTATAAAGGCTCTGTCATCTGCGGAGTATGCGGCAACGACAAGAGCAAAACGCCAAGGAACAAAAAAGGGCAAACAGTTTGTGAAGCAACCCAAAGGGATTGCAAAGAAAACAGCTAAATACAGGAGGTACAGCTAATGCCAGGACATTACGGTAAAATGATGAAAAAGAAAAACGGTAGCAAAAAAGTTACTGGAAAAAGAAAAAAACTAGACATGGATAAAGATGGTAAACTTACTAAAAAAGACTTTGCTATGTTAAGAAATAAAAAGAAAAAGAAAGCATAATGAGAAAAGGACTATATGCCAATATCCATGCTAAAAGAAAGCGTGGTGGTAAAATGAGAAAGAAAGGTGCTAAAGGTGCACCTACTGCTGCTAATTTTAGGAGAGCTGCAATGACAGTTAAGAAAAAATAATGGTAGCTAAAAAATATCAAAACCCCTCTGGAGGACTTAACGAAGCAGGTCGTAAGTATTTTAAAAGAACAACAGGTGCTAATTTAAAAAGACCTAGTAAAAAAGTTGGTAATAAAAGAAG